GATGAGATGGACGACATGACGCAAGAGGAAATGGATGACCTCATCGCCGAACTGCAAGAACAGCTTGAGTCTGGTGAGCTCTTTGAAAATGCCACACCAGTATCTGAGTTACCCGAAGAAGAGCAGCAAGAGATTATAGAAATGCTTAACCGTAAAAACAAGAACACACGACAATGAAAAAGAAACCCTACTACGTTATCAAAGTGCCCATCTTTCCGGCTAACATCCACGTCTGCTTTGATAAGCCATCGTTTGACATGGCGCTCAAAGATAAAAACGTACCAACCAAAGTGGATTATCTTGAAAATGGCGCCATGGCAGAGACGCACTCCATCCCCACATCAGACGGTCGCACGTTCATTGGTTTGATCCTTGACCTCAAGGCTATCGATAACTTAGACTCCACACTGGTGCATGAGTCTGTGCACTTGGTGTATCGTATTTTTGAGTACATCGCTGAGGAGACGCCCGGTGAAGAGTGCCGCGCCTATCTGACAGAATATATTTTCAACGAGATCAAGAAAGTTATCAATGAGCCTGACGTTAGAAAAAGACATAGAAAAGTACTTAACGACACAAGTGAAAAAGTACTCGGGGCTATCCTACAAATGGCTGTCGACCATCACGGGGGTGCCGGATCGGATAGTCATCCTAAATCAAAAGATCCTGTTCGTCGAACTAAAAACCGCAACAGGAAAACTGAGCCCAAGACAGGAAGTGGTGTTTGACCAATTGGGTGAGGCTGGTTTTCCGGTGCATATTATCAGATCAAAACAAGACGTGGAGGATTTTATTAATGAGGCGATTAAACCCCAAAACTAATCAACCATTTAAACGCGGAGAATTGCGCGAAGATGGAAAAGTATTTTGGCAGTATGTAAAGAAAACCATAAAGAACGACGGATTTTTTGCAGAGACTTGGATAACGACAGAAACATTTAATACACACTTGGCCAACCAAAAAATTGCCAAAAAAGAACATCAAAAAACCAAGTATGGTCATCTTGTAAAAATGATTGGGGCTATTCGTCATAGAGCAAAAAAGAAAAACATTCCGTTTGATATTGACGTTGAGTATTTAGAATTGATTGCCACAGATGGCTGCCCAATTTTTCACACAGTTTTCGACTGGGGGCTAGACAAAAAAGGCGGTGGTAAAAATAGGCCATCATTAGACAGGATTATTCCTGAACTAGGATATATCAAAGGCAACGTGGCGTTCATATCAAAATGGGCAAACATTATCAAATCAGACGCGACTGAAAAAGAACTATATGCAATAGCAGACTGGCTACATGAGGCAAGGAAAAATGCTAAAAAGAAATCAAATGCACCACTACCAGCTAGAGATGGTAGAAAAAGCAAAAACCATACCTAACATTGGAATTTTGATGGCCGTTGGGTTGGGTAAGACCATCACAACACTGACCATCATAGCAGAACAGTTTAAAGGTAAGACACTTCTTGTGGCGCCGTTAAAAGTGGCGCAGACTGTTTGGGATAAAGAGGCAGCAAACTGGCAACACACCAAGCACCTCAAAATATCCAAGGTGCTAGGATCAGAGTCACAAAGAATTGCAGCATTAAAACAACATGCTGATATCTATGTCATTAACGTAGAAAATCTGGTATGGTTATGTGGCCGCCCAGAAATGTTAGTGTTTACTAACTTTGTAGTAGATGAAAGTCAAAAGTTTAAAGACACTCAAACAAAAAGATTTAAGGCCATAAAGAAATTTCTTAAACAGTTTGACAGGCGTATTATTTTGACCGCTACGCCGGCTTCAAACGGCCTACAAGACCTTTATGCTCAGGTGGGAATACTTGACCTAGGGCAACGCCTTGGAACGTCTTTAACGGCCTTTAGAACAGCCTATATGGATCCGGATCAGATGAACCGCCACACCCATGTAGTATATAGCTGGAAGTTAAAACCGGGCATGGATAAAGTAATTAAAGAAAAAATATCGGATATCTGCTTTTCGTTAAAGGCGGAAGACTATTTGGAGCTACCTCCAGTAACCACTATTATACACAAAATCGAACTGTCTAATAACGCAAGGAGCAAATATGACCAACTTAGAAAAAACATGGTGCTTGAAGTGGAGGGGCAAACACTTACCGCCCCTACTGCAGCAGCGCTTTGTGGGAAGCTGCAACAATTCGCTTCGGGCGCGACATACACAGAGGATGGAGAATGGGTCGAAACCCACCGCGATAAAATGGAATACCTTGATGAGATCTTGGAGAGTAATGTATCGCCGACCATCATCTTTTACAACTACAAACATTCTTTGGAACGCCTCAAGGCGCAGTTTCCTCAAGGTGTGGAGCTGGCGTCAGAGAACATTGAGGCGTGGAGAAGCGGTAGAATTTCAATGCTATTCGCACACCCAAAATCCGCAGGCGCTGGGCTCAATCTTCAAAACAACAGTAGCCACGTGGCACAAATCGTATGGTGGGACGGTACTTGGAGCAGTGAAGAGTACATCCAAGGCAACGGGCGTCTTCACCGCCAAGGGCAAACGTCGCCGGTTATCATTCATCAGTTAGCCATGGATCGTACGATTGATGAGCTAATCATTAAGGCCGTGGAAAATAAAGTTGATGTACAAAATATTTTGCTTGATGCTTTAAAAATGACCTAAATTGCGTATTAGTATAGCTATGGACAAACTAGAACTTTTTAATGCAGTAATTCGGGTAACCCGGCCAGCTAGTGACGATAGCGTCAAAGCCAATTCATTGGATGAGTCATTCCAAGAAATTGGTATTGATAGCATGGATGTGATTATGATGTCAATTTACTTTTCAGATATCTATGGCGTAGATGAGGAAATAGCTAAAACATTGCTGCCTCAAAACCCGCGTCAGTTTTTTGAAATGTATGAATCAATTGCCACAAAACACCCACAGTCCGTGGAAGAGGCAATTAAAAGTATTACGCCATGAAAACGTTTGTAACGCAGTACAGCTGCTTGGCAACCGAATCTACGCATTTGCTTGAGGATATTGTTTATCCTCAGCGCGTACACATGTTTACAGAGATCTATGACAAAGTACAATCCGGTTTGGTTTATGTGCCACATGAATTAGCGAATCGTATCTTAACTAAGCGTGTAATTGACTATGTTAAACAAAACCCAGTAGATGGCAAAACTGCATTCTTATTAGCGGCCGGATCACAGGGTTGGGCTGGCGGCAAGTCAAAGAATCAAGACAAACCCAATGCAATGTTAGACTATACTTACAAAATGGGCATGCTTACCATGACCAATGTGTATGCTGGTAGAATTGCTGCGATGTTTGAAGCGTACGACTATATTACCACAGATGCCAGCGCATGCGCATCAGGGATTAAATGTATGGCAGATGCTAAACACTTAATTGACTACATGGGTTTTGACCGTGTGATTATTTTAGCACTGGAAGATTCTTGCTCTAAACTAACACTAGAGTTTTTTGGTCAAATGAAAGCCAATATTTCCCTAGCAGATGAGCAAAAAGGCATTGTTCCAACTGCGTTTGATAGTAACAACGGCGGCTTTTATGTTGGCCAAGGTGCTGGGTTGATGGTGTTTGAATCAGAACGCGCAGTCAGTAAAAACAAGCCACGCATTTATGCAGAATTAATGGGCACAGCAGTATCGGCAGAACAAAATTCCAATCCAATCGGACAACGCCCCGATGGTCAAGGCTACCAGCGCGCCATTCGCGGCGCTATAGAGTCAGCCAAAGTAACACCAAGCGCAATAAAATTGGTTAAAACGCACGGCACAGGGACAGCAACAAATAACGCTGCAGAAAAGAATGCGTTGAACGCAACGTTAGATAAGTTTATTGCTACATCTTATAAACCTACAATTGGCCACACCGTGGCTGCCAGCGGCGTATTGGAAACAGGCATGATATTTTACGATATATCAAAGGGGGTTATACCGGCGATTAAAAATCGCACAGAAGAAGATAAAGTATTTTTATCCGAGCCCGCTGCGGTGCCTGATGGTTTACTGTTAAGTTTAGCAGCTGGTATGGGGAATATTTACGCCGCAGCCATTTTTGATTATGAAATATGAAAAAGAAAAAATATAAGATCAATCCATCAACACCGCGTCTGTCTGATGAAGAATTAGACCCGCTTGAGAAAGATGACAACGAGGGCGTCTCGGTAGAATTGTTAGAGGGCCATCTACCATGGACTACAGAAGACGTGGCAGACATTAAGAAGTTAATTAACATCATGTTGCCAGAGAAGCAACAAGAAATTTTAACAGCATTTTTGGAAGGGCTGACACATCAAGACATCGGTGTATCAGAAAAATATTGGCGCTATCATTTTGCCAAGGGTGTAGATTTTATTAAACAGGAATTAAAATTATGAGCCACTTCATTATAGAGCATAGGTATAAAGGACATTATGTTATGGAATCGATTACTGGTGTGGAGGATCTCGATACTAGTCGCTATGAAAATATATTGGGAATCTGGGTTTGTGACAGCTTTGAGGAGCTACAGATTATGGAAAAAGAACTTAAGGAAATGAGAAATGCACGATCCAGTCAACCAGCCTAAACACTATACCACGCATCCGTCCGGGATTGAGTGTATTCAGATTACCGAGCACATGGGTTTTAATCTTGGCAACGCGATTAAGTATATCTGGCGTGCTGATTTAAAGAATGACGCCATCGAAGATTTACGTAAAGCTGAATGGTATATTCGCCGTGAGATTGAAAAGCGCACACCCACAATGAAAAATAGAATTGAAGAGGAGTGCGGACGATGATGGAGTATATCTTTGTCGCGGTGGTATGCATGGCCAGTCACTGTGATTTTATTACCAGCAACCAGCCAATTACTAAGACGCACTGTGAAAAAATTAAACAGGACTTTTTAAAGTTACCATTTAAACCAGAAGTAGACACTGTTGCAGCACAATGTATGGAATTTAACAACGGAGAAAAAACATGATAGTACATATTGATGACGATTGCGCAGACCAGATTTTAGTAGCCAGTCTGGCAGATACTTATACCTACATGAAGGCCAATCTAAAAAACCCAACATCTTGGCATGAAGATGATGTGGCTAGTTGGAAACAATTGCTTCCCGCCATTGAGTTGGTCGGCAGCTACTACTCAATAGATTTTGGCGCGGAAATTAAAAAAGCCAAGAAGAGGGCAAAATGAAAAAATACACACAAGGTGATTTAGAAGACGCCATTCAGCTGGTGTGGCAGACTAGTGATGACT